TGCATCTTCAACAGCGACAGTATCTTGGTTAGTAATTGGTGAAAGACAAGACCAACATATGATTGATACTGATTGGACTGATAGTAATGGTAAAGTTATAGTGGAGCGAGAAAAGGGGTAAAACATGTCATACATAGGAAGAAATATAAACAACCTCTCTGATAGAGTCAAACTTGATTCTATATCAACAAGTGCTACAGCTACATTTAACCTATTATTAAATAGTGTTGCGTATGTACCTAGTAGTGCAGAGAGTTTAACAGTTAGTCTTAATGGTGTTATACAAGCACCTCAAAGTTCTTACACAGTATCAGGAAGTACAATCATCTTTGCTAGTAACTTAGCTAGTTCAGATGTTATAGATTTTATATTAGCAGAAAGAGCAATCACATTATCAACGATAGGTTCTGGTACAGTCACAACATCTAATATAGTAGATGCTAATGTAACAACTGCTAAAATTGCAGACAACGCTGTAACAAGTGCAAAGTTAGCTAGTGGATTATTACCCACTAATACTCCAGCATTTTTTGTTATTAAAACTGGAAACCAATCTGTAAGTGCTTCTACTTCTACTCTTGTAACATTCAATTCAGAAAAATTTGATTCAGATAATAAGTTTGATACATCAACAGGAAAGTTTACTCCAGCTAGTGCTGGTAAATATTTCTTACTAGCACAAATGAATATTCAAGCAATACACGATCAAGCAACAACAGAATTTGATATAAAGCAAAATGGTAGTTATGTTAATTCAAGATTTAAACACATAGCATTGAATAGTAGTTCTGATAGAGAGCCAAGTATATTTACTTCTTGTATTGTAGATAGTGATGCTGATGATTATTTTCAAGTTTTTACGCACACAGATTTTGGTAGTGGTACAACTATTACGGGTGATGCAAATGGTTTCACATTCTTTGGTGGATATAAATTAATAGGAGCATAGCATGGCAATAATTAGATTAAACAACAACTCATTAACATCAATTACTGCTTTGCCTAGTGCTGTAGCTGTAACTAATACTCCAGCTTTTATGGCTAGACGAAGCACTAATCAGTCTTGTGCTAATGGTGCTGATACCATAGTTATATTTGATTCAGAACTTTTTGATACAGATAGTGCTTATAATACTAGTGATGGAAAATTTACAGTACCTAGTGGTAAAGGTGGAAAATATTTTATTAGTACAAAAATACGAAGTGCTAGTGACAATAATTGGAATAGTAATGAAGTATATATTTTAGTAAATGGTTCAATACAATCATATGCTGGTGCTTGGTTTGTAAATGATCATTTTGGTACTCAAAGTTCGCAAATTACAATAGACCTCAATGCTGGTGACTATGTACAGATTGCTTATTATCAAGGTTCAGGTTCAGCAAAAGATATAAGCAACCAATGCACTTTTAATGGATATAGGTTAATAACTTAACAAAGAAAGGAAAAACAAATGGCACAACTATCAACTAAAATATCTTTGTATTGTCAGGCAAACTCTAAGACAGTTGACTTTACAAAAGATGTACTTCTTCAAGATGATTCAGATGGTAAGGGAGCATATATTAAAACTTGGAATGTTTCAGGTTTGGCTCAACCAACTGATGAACAACTAGCCTCTTACGAAACTGCTGGTAATACTGAAGAAGCTAACAATGTTGTCAGAGCTACAAGAAGAACAGCTTATGGTGATATTGGCGATCAGCTTGATGAGATCTATAAAGACATAGATGCTTGGAAAGTTAGAATTAAAGCAGTCAAAGACGCAAATCCAAAAGGTTAATCATGTGTGAATGTTGCGAAGGATATGAATGTATCTGTAAACAAAAATTAATATGTGGCTGTAATGGCGAATGTATTTGTGGTAAATGAAACTATTATTAACTATACTTTTTTTATTTGGAACAGTTGCAGTTGTTACAGATGTTAGAGCAAATACCAACACGACAGTAAGCTCGACTGTAACAGGAACAACGACTGTAGATAAAGCACCTAGTACAGCTAACGCACCGAATGTCATGATATCTAATCAAGATGTTTGTACTTCAGGTGGCTCAGTTGCTTTACAGACTCAAATATTTGGTTTTGCAAAAGGCTCTACTATTACAGATATCACCTGTGAACGATTAAAATTATCTCGTGCCTTATATGGTATGGGAATGAAAGTTGCTGGTGTTTCAGTTCTTTGTCAAGATCCTCGTGTCTTTTCTGCTATGGAAATGGCAGGAACACCATGTCCTTATTTTGGAACTATAGGTGAGGTAGCACAAGCTGGTTGGGATTCACACAAAACCCAAAGACCTGATTTTAAAAAGGAATCTAATGTTAAAAAATATATTGCTGGTAGCATTATTTTTGCTCTTACCACAGGCATATTCTTATTCTGAAGAAACTTCTAACTTAGTAACTCCTGCTGATGAATGGACTCAAAGTGGTGATGTAAGTACCACACAATGTTCTTATTCAGGCACACTAGAAGATGGTGAAGTCTGCACAGGATCAGCTAATACTCGTGGTGTTGCTGATGGTGGAGGTACAATAACAAGTGATGTTTATAGTCTTATTACAGATGGTGGTCTTACCATTGACGAAATACAACAAGGTTTTGATTTAAACTATGGCGTGACTGTTGAATCACATCAAAGTAATATTACTGTACCCACTTGTTCAGCGACTAATGGTGATTGTAAAGATATTTTTAAAATAACAGTTACTCTTAGAGATCAAGATAACACAGTATTTCAAACTTTAGAAAAAGAAGTAGAACTAGATTTTAGTGGTACACAAGATTATCTCTACACAGATATTATTCAACCTAACACTTATACTGACATAACTACACAGATGTCTTTGTGGGGTACTGATGCTGGATATACATCAGGTTATTATGGAGCAATTTTTAGTGATCCTACATTAACAGCTACCTACCAAATTGTTCAACAAGTAGAAGATGTAATAGATGGTATTATCAATGATGTTATTGATGATATTATAAACGACTCTACTGATTTTGATATTATAGAAATAGACTTTGGTGATAACCTTGATCCTATAGAAATAGATATTCAAGAAATTATTATAGAACTTCCTGAACAAGAAGTTGAAATTGAAATGATTGCTGATCTCGATATGGAATTAGATATTCCTGAATTTGAAATGGAGATGGAAGCTGAAGTTGAAATAGAATTAGCTGAAGCTATGGAAGAAGTTGCTGAAATGGAAATAGAAGTTGAACCTGAAATTGAAATAGAAGTAGAAAATGAACCTGAAGTTGAACCTGAAGTAGAAGAAACAGAAGAAGAAGTAGAAGAAACTCAAGAGTCTGAACCTGAACAAGAAGAAAAAGAAGTTAAGATTGTTAAACAAAAAGAAACTAAAGAACAAATTGCAAAAAAGATTTTAGCTAAAGTTGCAGATAGTGGTAACCAAGTTGCTCTTGATACAGTCAAGTTAGCTGTCATGGCACAATTAGCAGATACAAAAGGCTTTAACGAATACCAACAAACTACAATTACAGACATGGATATATCAGATTATAGAATGATGCAGATTGATGATTTGTATGGAGGTTTATTTGAGTCAGCACAAAATAACATGATGAATGAAATGGTGAATCAACAATGGCAGAATTAAATGTAGGTGGCGTATCTTTTCGTGGTGGAAAAATGCTAGGAATGATAGTTGCTTTATCAACACTTGTAGGAACTCTCTATGGTGGTTTTGAAATTTACAAAAGATATATTGATATGGAAGAAAAGATAGATTCTTTTGTAGCACCTGACCTTTCAGACTTTGATAAAAGAATAGAATTAATACAACAAGAAGTATCTATGCTTCAACAAGAAATGGGCATGATATTAGAAGAAGTAAACCTAGTGGCTTCTACTGCAAAAGAACTTAAAGATGATCTTAAAAGTGATGTCCGTCAACTTGAAAAAGACTCAAGACACACAGAGGCACTTGTTGATTCTGTAAAGAATAACACTAGAGAAGAACTCAGGTTATTTGAAGATTCAATTAAAGAAATTGAGAATGAACTAGATTTAAAAATAAACAAAGCATTAAACAACCCTCTTTCAGCAAAGGTAAAATAATGACAAAAACAATAGCAAACAAACAAGGCAATCGTCCTGCTAAATACAAACAAAGTATAATGGCAAGATTGATGGAACTTGTTGCAGAAGGTAAAACAACTAGACAATGTGTTCAAGAACTTGATGTGAGTTGGACGACACTTCGTAAATGGTTAAAAGAAAAAAACTATCAAGATCTTTACAGAATCGCTCAAAGCGATCAGGTTACTTTTAATCACGAAAAATTAGATAAGATTTTAGAAGATGCTTACAAGAAAGCACAAGATAAAAAACTAACAATGACTGAGGTAAAACTAATTGAGATAATTCAAAAAAATTATCATCATAAAAACAGTAGATTGAATCCTACTACTTGGGGATCTGATAAACAAACTATGAGTATTAGCGATTCCAAAGGTCAAGAATTTAAAGTGGAGTGGTCAAAATGAATATGGATTTTAAAACCATACTTCCTTACTTAGCTATATTAATAAGTATTGGTATGACTTGGGGAATGTGGTCAGAACGATTAGAGGCTGTAGAAAGAAAAGCAGATACAATATCTGAAATGCAACAAGACATAGCTGTCATTAAAGAAAAAATTATATGGATAGAAAAATATCTTAACGGAAAATGAAAATGTTTTTAATTTTTTGGTTGTGTGTTCAAAATCCCACAATACCATTAGAAGATACTTGTGTTCAAAATATTATGTATGATGTTTCATATAACACAAAAGAAGAATGTAGAGATGCTTCTGTAAAACTAGCTAGAGAATTAACGCAGATACCTGATACTTATATCACTACATTTTGCACCACTAAAATAGTTACAAATACTTAAATAATTAATACTTGCAATACAACCTGTATTTGAAAGGATAATTGTATGTCTAATATATTAGTAATTTCAGACTTACATGAGCCTTATTCTCATGTTGATAGCTATCATTTTTTAAAAGCTATTAGTAAAAAATATAAATTTTCAAGAGTCGTAAACATTGGAGACGAAGTTGATTACTCAGCTTTATCTTTCCATGACAGCGATCCTGATCTACCAAGTGCTACTAAAGAATTAGAATTAGCACAGTATAAAATTAAAAAATTAGAAAAGTTATTTCCTAACATGGATCTGTTGCACAGCAATCATGGTTCACTTGTTTACAGAAAAAGAAAACATCATGGCTTTCCAAAACAAGCTATCAAAGCTTATGCTGAAGTATTAGGTGTAGATCATAGGAACTGGAAATGGCACGACAAGTTAATAATTAAAGACAAATATGGTGAGTATTATTTTTGCCATAACATGAATAAAGATCCTGTAAAATCATCTATGTCTATAGGATATAATTTTTGTCAAGGTCACTATCATACGGATTTCCGATTAGGGTACTGGAACTCACCTGAGAAACTTAGATGGGGAATGACAATAGGCTGTTTAATAGATAAACATTCTCTAGCTTTTGCCTATTCAAGAGTAAACATTCGCAGACCTACTCTTGGTTGTGCAGTAATACTAAATGGTATTCCTCAGTTAATACCCATGACACTAGAAGATAACGGAAGGTGGAATGGCAAAACCTAAAGATAAAATAAATCCTGATTATTATATAGGAACAAAGATACAAGTTTCAGATTTTATACATGAATTTAATTTAGATTATTTTCAAGGCAACATTGTGAAATATGTCGTAAGGCATAAACAAAAGAATGGTCTTGAAGATTTAGAAAAAGCTAAATGGTATTTGGAAAGGCTCATTAAGTGTACGAAGAAATAAAAGAAGAAATAGTCAAGCACGAAGGAAAAATTAATAAGATTTATGCAGACCATCTAGGAAATAAAACTTTTGGGGTAGGTCATTTGGTTTTACCTACAGACGATTTACAGGAAGGAGTGGAATATGATGATACAAAAATTATGGAGTTATTTGAAAGAGACTTCAATCAAGCTTTACAGGACGCAAGAACGTTTATCAAAGAAGAAAATATTGATCCTGTTGCTTTCGGTTGTGTTATTAATATGGCTTTTAATTTAGGACTACCACGATTACTTAAATTTAAAAACTTTCAATATCACTTAAATAAGTGTGAATATGAATCTGCTAGTTCAGAAATGCTCGATAGTAGATGGGCTAAACAAGTTCCTAATAGAGTAAATGAACTAGCAGAAACTATGAGGAATATATAATGTTTCAAATGTTATTAAAACCATTACTAGGTGTTGCAACTGAAGTTGTTAAAGGTGTAGTAGATACTAAGAAAGCAAAAGCAGAACAAAAAGTTACTGAAATAAAAGCAAAGACAGAGTTGCTAAATAAACAAATTAAAGGTGAGATAGAGTACGACTTAGAAGCTATTAAAGGTTCTAAAGACTCGTGGAAAGACGAGGCATGGACAATATTGTTTATTATTATAATTTCTATGTGCTTTATTCCTCCACTACAACCTTACACAGAGAGAGGATTTGATGCCCTTTCAAGAACCCCACAATGGTTTCAATTTGCTATGTATGGTGCAATAGCTAGTTCATTTGGTTTACGAGGAATGGGGAAGGTGTTAGGTAAAAAATGAGTACAATTAAAGAACTTGAGATAAGATTAAGACAAGAGAAGAAACAAAGAAAAGAATTAGAAAAAGCAATCGAAGAAAAAGATTTGCACATAAAATTTTTAAATGAACGATTGGATAACTGGGCAGAAAAAAATGCACAGTTAAGAGAAGAAAAACTAAAAATTACAGTAGATGATGTAATAGCCCTTCAAAAATCTAAAGCTGAATATGCTTCTTCACAGGATCAGTCATTTGTAGAACAATTAGAAAAACAAGAAAAGGTAGAACTCAATGGCAACTTATCAGGGGAAAACAGTAAAACTTAATAAACCCATGCGTGGGGACGTAAAAAAATTTAAGGTGTTTGTGAAGGACGGAGACAAGGTTAAGAAAATTAATTTTGGCGACAAGTCTATGAGCATCAAGAAGAACCAACCTGCACGAAAGAAATCTTATTGTGCGAGATCAGGTGGGATCAAAGGAAAAAACAACAAACTATCTGCAAACTATTGGTCTCGTAGAATGTGGAACTGTTAAAGGAGAATAATATGACATACGGATATGGTAAAAAGATGAAAGTTATTAAACCTAAAAAGAAAAAGAAAACAAAGAAAACAAAGAAAAAATAATATGCCTAAATCTAAATATAGTGCAAAGCAAAAAAAACTTGCTAGGGTAGCACCACCTAGAGACAAGATAACTGGTGCTGATTTAAAAAAATTAAGTAAAAAAAGGAAAAAAAAATAATGTCTCTCTATGAAAATATTAATAAGAGAAAAAAGGCTGGTACTAGCAGATCCAAGAAAAACAGCACCATTAGCGATAAAGCATATAAGAACATGAAGGCTGGTTTCCCTAAAAAGAAAAAGAAAAAGAAGAAAAAGTAATGTCTATTCCTCCTATGGTCAATGTCATTTGGATAGACACTAATGAATGTAGTTTATCTACATGGCAGACCAAAGAAGAATTACTGGATAGTAAGCTATGTATTATAGACTCACTAGGTTATCTCATGGAAGAAACTAATGACTATGTAATTATCTCAGGAGATAAAGATCACGAAAATTCAGACGAACAATATGGTAGGTCACAGATCATACCTAAAGGTGTTGTTAGAGAGATCCAGTATTTGACTCTAAAATAGTGGTAGATTTATGGTAGGATTTTATGTCCTAGCATGGTTTCACCTTATGTAATAGTATTGGCTTCTTCCGTCTTTTCGCTTTTCAATTTTGAGCATAAACTAATAACCTCCTTCATATCACTTGACCAACAGAACCAACTGTCGCCCATATAGTTATTCAAAATCGGATTATTAGGTTCTTTTTTCTTTACCTTATAAATTTCTCTTTGAATAGTTCTTTCGTGTTTACCAAAGACTTTAGCTAAATCTTTGTAGTACATTGGTCTATCATCATTCATATTAACACCCCTTGTCTTGTGTCCATAGGCTTCCATACATAGTCATATAACTTGTATTTTTTTCCATTATATTTTGAGATACATTGTGTGATGTAATCTCTTTTTGCTAATTGTTCAGGTGACAAAATCATCTGATCTTTTTTGTAAACAACCCTTACAGGTTCTCTTTTCTTTATTTGTCCTTCCACAATGTAATCTCTAATAGAGATCCTACCATTCCAAACTTTCTTAACTTCAAAATCCTTCATGTTAAAATACTCCCTAACTTCATTTCTGTTCTTTTAAGTGCGTTTTGATCTAAGATCATTTGTATCTTAGTTTCTATTCTTTCTAATTCTACAAAGGCATCATCTAATTTTTTTCTATCTTGTTCTATTAAATGATTACAAGCTATAACGTCCTCGTGTTGTCTTGCTTTTGTTTTTGCAGTTTCAACAGTTATCTTCTCATTAGAAGTATGTAGAATACTTAAGTAAGTTGTGTCATAGACATAATCCTTTGTTCTACAAGTTCTCTCGTAGAACCTTTTGGCATCACGATAATTTTTTACTGCTTCTGCTTTTGCATTAGCAATAACTTCAGGGCTATATCCTTCCATCTTTTTTTACCTTATCTATTATTCTAACTAATAAGTTTATTAAAACTTTAGCATTAAATTCTTTATGAGAAGTATGATCGTGACAGTTTCTACAAAGAGGAGCGAGATTAAATTCAGTATCTTTACAATGATGCTTGTCTCCCCCAGCACCCCTACCCTTGACGTGATGAATATCGGTGGCAAAGTTTCCACACATAATACAATCAACATCTTCAGGAGTTTTGTACCCCCAATAACCCATAAAAAATTTCGTATGGTTCTTCAAAAAATTACTCCCATCTGTTTCCTCCATTACCCAATCCTTAAATTTACTCATTTTTTACTCAACTGATCGCCTATGGCATACACCATTAAAGCTATTAGTATTAAAACTAACAACTCTAATGATGCTAAGATTACCATAATCATTAAAAAGGAATGTCCTTAGAGTCTAAGTCATTGACTGTAGGTTCTTCGATTACTGTTTCAGTAGGTTTTCTATAAGCCTCTTGTATTCTTACAGAGAGACTACCCTTATCACCTTTCCAAAGAGCAATACTGTATGCCTGTCCTCTTTTAAGAACTATATCTTCTTGTAAGACATCATCAGGATAACAAATTGTTTTATTCTGATAGTCAGGCTTTGAGTCTCCTTCCTCTTTATACTCATTCTTAAATAGAGTAGCTTTAATTAATACTTCGCTCATATACTATGCTCCTTCTTTTCTTGTTTTGGTTTACTGGCAACAGGATTTTCATTTTCTGAATCTTCTGCTTCGCCAACTTCAAGTAAAAATAATTTCATTATTAAATACTTGTATGCGTATGTTGTAGCCTTACCGACTCCCTTATCAGAATTATCAACCCCATACCCATAGTAGTCACCAACTGTCATTTTCTCGTTGGTATCTACATCTATGACATCACAATTCATTTTTACTGTAGTTAAATTACCCTCTTTTGTGTGATCCATAACTTTAGGAATGAGAAGTAATTTATGTTTAGCTAATTGTTCACGAACAACATCATTAACATCATTCCAATTAGTGACTTTATATTGAATACCTTTTGGTTTTGTCTGTGATACAGATTTAACCTCATGTGTGATATCGAATATCTTTCTATATATCGTCATTTTTTTTTCGCCTTTCTTGTTAGTTCACTAACCTTTTTATCGAGATCATAAGCCTCTCGTAAAACTTTAAAATATTTCCAACCCTTATTAAGATCTGATTTAGAAAAATGACGTATTTCAAAATCATCTGTCTCTTTTCCAAACCTTGCAAGAATACCTTTGTTGATTGATATCTGATCCTGTTCCTCAATCATAAATCTATAAGCTGACATTTGTACGAGGTGATCGTCATACACTTGCTTACTTGTTTTAAAGTCAATGATTGTATCTCCATTAACAACTAGATCCGCAGTTCCACCATACTCGTATGCACGACAACAAAAACTTTTTTCAGTAAAAGTGACATCATAATCTTGCTCACTCCACCAATCTTTAAATTTATTAAAACATTCTTGCACAACTGGATCTTCAGGTAGTTCGTAAAACTCACCTTTAATATGTAGTTCAGCTAATTCATGTAGTGCAGTACCTATGTCACCAGCTTTATTGAGTTCTGCATGATATGATTTACCTTCAAGACCTAATTTATTACTCCATATAATGAGTCCTGTTGAATTTTTAAATCGTCCTAATATTTGTGTGACACTAGGAACTTTATTTCCGTTTACTTTATAGCTAATTTTAGACAATCGCTTTCCTTTCTAGTTATGACGAGTAATCAGTAGTGCTGAGTATGTGATACCAGAGCAATCTCTTTTGTAGATTTGTTTTCAACGGAGATTTGAGATTTTCTCTACAGCTTTGTTGAAGCTTCTGCTCTTTCAAAGCAAGTTCTTTTCTTTTCTCAGAACTTAGGAGGAATTGATTTAGATCAAGAACTTTATTACTCGCCATATCAGAGACAATAAAGATATATTCGTACAAATCAAGCTATATTCGTAAAAATGCGAATATTTGTTTATTTATATAGAATTTTCGATTTTATAAATTTTTGCGTGTTTTAAATAATGAATACTAATAATAGGATAACATATAGTGAACCTAGTTTTCACAATACTATTTGTATGAACATTAAAAAGTTCAACATTTTCCATTAAACTATTGCGTTTTTGTGTCAATAACTTTATTAGTTTGCATTAATGCGAATATTTGCGTATTTTGTGAGACATGGAAAATTGTCAAGATTTTCTTTATGAAAGCGATACTGTTGAACATAGAGAACTTAGATTTTTATTCTGCGTCTTGGATTTTTGGGGAATAAACCTGAAAATTTGTAAGGAAAATAATATTGAATTTCCCAATATGGAAAGTATCATTTGGGAAAGTACCTTGAGGGAGTTTGGTTATTTTGACGACAAATCACAATGTTTGCCCAACCTGTCAGAGATCATTAATCTCCACAGATTACATTCCTACCGCAAAAGAAATAAAGATAATGAAGTTTATTATCGAATACCAAAAGATAGAGAAGAAATCACCCTCTTACAGGGAGATAGCAGTTCATGTTAAACTTAAAGGAACTAACTCTATTAATACCTACCTGTATCGCCTTAAAAGAAAAGGATATGTTGATTTTATTCCAGCACACAAAAGATCAGTACAAGTTATTAAGGAGATATAAAAATGATTGATAAGCTTCCAGCTATGTATTTGTTTACAAACGACTACATTACAGGAACAAGAACTCTATCACTAGCTGAAAGAGGAATATATATAGACCTATTATGTTTTGCACAAAATAGTCACGGAAACGGATTATCCAATGATGTGAGAGAATTAGCAAAAATGGTTTTACCATTCGAACTTAACCCTGAAACAAATGAAGAAAATATGGCTTCACTTGTAAAAGTATTAAATGCTAAATTTTATTTAGAGAACAACAGATACTTTAATAAGAGACAACATCTTGAATACGTTAAAGGATTAGAACTATCTAATACTCGTAGCCAAGCTAGAAAAAAAACAAAAGAAAAATTTGATACTGTTTTGTCAAATCAAAAAGCAATCAACGTAGATAAAGATAAAGATGAAGATAAAGATAAAGAGGATAATACTAATATACTAGCACTAGAAACCCTGTGGAAAGGATTATCAGCTAAAATGAGGCAAAGATCATCAAAACCCAAATCTTTTTCCAAGTTTAAGGCTCTTACAGAACAAAAACAAAGCTTAGTAATACAAACATACCCTGAATATTGTGGTCAACAAGGCGACTACGCAGTAGCTTTAGAAAGATTTATTGACAACGAAAAATATAATGAAGTCCAAACCCCTGAGTCTAGGAAAGATGAAGAAGCAAGGCATGAACTAAATATGCTTAGGACAAGGTGGGAAATGTCAAAAAAAATAGGTCGTCCAGTTTATAATATGAGTGTGCAAGACTTTAACAAAGCAGAGAAATTATTTGGCAAAGAAAAAGAAAAAGCAGAAGAAATCCAAGCCTAGTCCTGAGTCCACAGAGGTTAAGGATTTAGGTGGTCAGGAAATAATCAGGATTGAAGATAAATTGTTTCGACTACCTGATTATAAAGAGTTAAAAATGGGCTTAAAACATATTTACGGAGTCTATAATACTAATTTACAGAAATATTATGCTCGTAATTTACTGTGTCCACAGGATCATAAGGTAAATACCCTTCGCTTTTTAGCTGGTGAAAAGCTGGAGGCTCTTGCTGTTTACAGTTCCAAACAAAAATCTATTACTTTTAATTGGGATAAACTTGATAATATAGTTGTTGGAGGGATAGAGTTGTTTGTTGGGAACGGATATGATGCTGAACAAGAGTTTAATGAAGCTATGAAGTCCACTAAAACACACCAATCTTTACTGTGGGATTTAATCGTTAATGATATTCCAGTTGGTAGAGGTAAAAAATTTCAAAATTTAATTGAGGCTCTTGATTATTTAAGGGATCACTTTAAGATGTCTTAGTGCGTCTTTATTCGCTTTCAGACGCACACTATCGTTTTTTAATACTGTCAGTATCGTTTTTTAATACTGTCAGTATTGTTTTTTAATACTGTAATCTAAACGTTCAATCAATGTTCAATTTAGGAAATTACTCCTAAATGTTAATGTTTTTTCATGCTCAAAAAGTCCGTAAAAAATATATGGAAAAACAATATTTACGACTTTATGTTGCGATCATCACAAGAGCAATTTTAGATAATTCTTTTAGAACGTCACCTAATTACAATAATTCAGATATAATTATTTGCGAAAGAGCTAGAAAATGGTTTTTTAGCCATGATTTTGAATATATTTGCTCAATAATTGATATAGAACCTAGTGTGGTCAGGAAGATTAACAATGAGTTTAAAAAAACCCAAAAAAAATTTGCACAAAACGAAGCTTTCAAAATCATCTTTGAAGTTATCAGAAGAAATATTGAATAAAAAATTAATTTGCAGACTGTATCTGCACACAGACGAAGATAATAATAATAATGTAGTGGTGATGTATAGTAATTTTGATGATGAAGCTGAGTCAAAACTATTTATTGAAAATTTTAAGAACGACCATGATGAATATCAAGAAATTGATGAGGGAAATTTAGGGGAGAAGTGGACAATCCATTAGGCAACCCAAGAATATCGGATTGCCTAAAATTATAAGGAGAGAAAACTACTCGAAAAAGTATTTTGCTTTTTTTCTGTTCCTGTAATTATGAACAGTTATAATACTCTTGATGTTTTCTTCTATAGTATAAGCATTTTTCCATTGGTGAGGAAACTTTTTATAATTTCCTATGAAGCTATAGATATCAAAACTATCTTCTCTTTTTAGTTTTAATAAGCCTCTTAGAAAACTTTGCCTATTCCATACGTCTTTATCTATTGATGAGTTTTTCAATAGCATTATTAGACCTGATGCTTGTTCTTCAACATTATCAGGTATAACAAGATTACCATTTTTAAAATCAAAAGTGCTGGTTCTTGCCTCAGTATTACCAATAGACAAATACATACAAATTTCGATTACTGTAGAATGAGAAACACCTAAAGAATATATTGATAAATATTTTTTATAGTGTTCTGCGTTTTTAGAGTAAATTGTGTAAGCTTCTGCAATATCTAATGCGTTCCAGTTATTTTGAACTGAATTAATATCTCTTACTAAGCTTAACAATTTATGTTTTTCGACATTGAATACCGAATAACGAACTGGTACTTCTAAAGTTTTACAACATTCCAGTCTATGTTGTCCGTCAATGACCTGTTTATATTGGTCAACGACTATTGGATTGATTAGACCATACGTTTTAATACTGTCTAACATTCTGTTTACTTTGTGAGATCTTATGGTTCTGTTACCTTTGAAGAAAATAAATTCTTCGTAGTTTTCAGAAGTATAGATCTGATCTTGTAAATAATGAGTCATAGAGACTCCTCTCTAGTATCTAAATGATACTCAACCACCTGTAAAGGTAGTTGACTAGCATTTAATGATGATCTGTATCTGTAAAAGTTACAGTAACTTCTATGTCACCATAAAGTCTATGTGAGTCCTGAAACTCATCTAGTATTCTGCCAAGACTTTTAAACATTAGACATTGATCTACTTCTATCTTTTGTTGTCGTGGTAAATGCTTATCTTTTTTTCGATTGTATTCTGTGTCATTAATAATGATAGTATATTTGTCGATATGCATGATATCTCCGATCTTCTTGGTATAAACCAAGAAAAAAACCCTTTTTAAGAGTCATACAGACACTTTTAAGATGTTTGATGAACTCTAAGTCAGGGCTTTTTTATTAGTTTATTGATCTAATCTTTGACTTGCTCTTTTATAGATTTCTATTTGAGATTTTTGTAAGTCAATTCCGTATTTATGTTGGTATTCGTCAACAATAAAATCTTTTGCTTCATCTTCGTCAGCAAAATGTATCTGATCTATTTCAGGATCAGAATATTTTATTTTGATACCATTAATGATTGCACAATATAAAGTCATTACCAAATATTTCTCCTTTGTGATGTAGGTAGTTTTGACAGAATTTAACTGCTTGGCACTACCTGAGCCATGCCTGAATATTTAATTAATAAATATTCAAGAAAGCCCATGAACAGGCTTTCTAAAATATTTAAGGGTGTGTTTCTACAAGGCGATCTGAGAGATCATCAATCCAAGAAAGATTAGTAGTCCAGTCAGATAGATCCTCGCAACTATGCTCGTCATACTGCTTGATGTATCTGCACCAACCTTTTTCATTAAAAACGATATATGCTTCATTGTAAATATCTTCGACAAAATCAACAGTTTCTTTTATCTTGTCGGTATATTTCCAATTATCGTAATCGTAATAATCATCTTCATTGGGGAATAAATTTTCTCCACCTTGTTGAACTAACCATTTAAGTTTTCTCTTTTTAGCTTCTCGTAAAAGAAGTCTGAGTACGTTTGCTCTACTCATCTTTTACTGATACCAAAGTTGGTCTGTCCCTTGATATTCTCCATATTGCGTTAGTGTGGGCATGACAAAAAGAAAGTAAATGCCATACTGCAATATCGTATTGCTTCTCTGCGGTCTTACAAAAATTAAAAGTTATGTCCTGACCTTCGTAATCAGGTTCGGTCTGTGCTTCTTTATATAAAATAAAAGTTTCGTGATCCTGATTATTCTCACGACTACCATTAAAGACAATAGCCTTACTAGGGATAATGTCAGTAGGGGGATTGTAATCGTTAGTCTCGTCAATTATTACAGATCCGCCTAAGATATCTTTAATGTAATCGTATTCGTCTAAAACCTTCGACCATTCTTCATCAGTAAAAGATTTTCTTTGATGCCAGTAATTAGTGTAGCCCATTATTTATCTCCTTCGTCTTTGAGTCTCTTATACAATTTATAAGAGACATAAAAAAATACTGTGAGCAAAATGATATCTACTCCGTCTAAGCCTTGTAATAACATTAAGCGACTTCCTTCTTAGAATTAAAAGTGTAATCTTTGTCGTCAATGTCAGTTATGAAAATACATCTAGGTAGAAACTTAGTTTCAAAGATTAAACCAGTAAGCTTTAATCCTTTTTCCATTCTTGAAATCCAATGTTTCTTTTCGTTTTTCTTAATGGAAGTGACTATCTCATCTTGATAAATAGTAGTCACCAAGTTTAAGTGTGTTGCTGTTTCAATGTCAGCAATTTGTAGTTGTACTTTTTGCATTATGTTCTCCTTTGTATTTGAATATTGATAAATATTCATGAATACTCAAAGTGAGTATTCAAAAGTATTTATTAAAGTATTTGTATTTGTTCAGGTGATACGCCTTTTAACTTAGTTAAGTGTTTTACAACCTTGCTCCAAGTTGTGCCAAGATTGGTTTCATAATCTAACCAAACATCTGAGGTATCGTTTTCCCAGACAATTTCGTAATTCCAACCTTCAGCTAATTCACCATAACATTCACATGTTCCGTTTTTAGTTTTTATTGTTTCCATATTTTTCTCCTTGTATGATTGATAACTGTTTCATGCTTTTGCAATCATCAGGTAAGACTTACATCTTACTACAGTTATTGAGTGGGCTTTCCTTGCTAATTATCTAAACTTTGGGAAGTCTGCTCATCACAAACCTAGCAAGGCATATAAGTTCTGTATGTTTTAAAGTCTGAGGAACTTAGCAAGTTAGACTGTAAGAGTGTATTGATAGGCAAATCTCCTTATTTAATTATTTAAGACATATTCGCATTATTACGAACAAATGCAAACATTTATTAACATATCAGTAAACTTTATTTATTGTGATCCTGTAATTTTCGGGGAAAGAAAGAAAAAGAAAACTATGTGAATTTTAATCAACTTACATAGAAAGAATAAGAACTTATATAGAAAGAGATATAGACTAAGACAGTAGCTCCTGTTGTACTGGAACTGCCTCTGCTTTAATTGTGCTGGAAACAATGGCATTACCAACAGATACATTCGACACATACAACTTATTATAAAACATTCCGCAAAGGTCTTAAGGCAACTAATTTATAGACAAACCAGCAACGACAAGAGCAAGAACATACCATATATCTACCACAACATAGCAAAACATAACAAAGACAACAAAGAACACAGAACCAACAAGACGGAACTATATAAAAGAACACCCCCAAAGCCTCCCACAGGTATATATAGGGAGTGATTACAACACAGAACAAATATCTCTAAAGCCATGCATGATTTTAAACTAACAAAGAAAGCAGTACCTAATGGTCGCTTGTATTCTTCTAACGAAATACTATCATGGACACATGAACAATCTTTTAAAAACAAAAGATGTCTGTACTGTGATGAATTTGGATCTTTCGCAGTAGTGCCGAAAGACGCATATATGCAATACTATTTTTTATGTGGAGATCATTATTCAAATGAAAACAAAAAAAAAGAAATCTAAGAATATAGTTAATCCTTTTGCAATATTTGTAAAAGAAATGAACGATAAAACTCCTGTTACTCCCAATTCAGGCAAGGGAATTGTAACAGACGAAACTGTAGCAAGAATACAGGATATATATAAGGGGGAAAAGAAAGGTGACGCATGACCACCATTACTATTCCTTATAAGCCTAGAGAATTACAACAACAGATCCATAAGAACTTAGTTAGATTTAATGTTCTTGTTTGTCATAGACGATTTGGAAAGACAGTCTTGACAGTAAACGAATTGATTAAGAAGTGCCTACAATGTCCATTACCGAGACCTCGTTATTATTACATAGCACCTACTTACTCAATGGCAAAAAGAATAGCTTGGGACTACCTTAAATATTATACCTCTGTTTTACCCAATATGGACTACCACGAGACGGAATTAAGAGCAGAACTACCCAATGGGGGTAGGATTCAATTATTGGGCTGTGAGCGTCCCCAAACGCTAAAAGGACTCTATATAGACGGAGTAGTTTTAGACGAGGTAGCCCAAATGCCACCGAAGATGTGGACTGAAGTTATTAGACCTGCTCTATCAGACAGAGAAGGATTTATGATTGCGATTGGTACTCCTCAAGGTCATAATTCCTTCTTTGATTTATACAATCATGGACTCCATAATGACAAATGGTATGCCACAAAATTTAAAGCAAGTGAGACTAAAGTCGTTAAAGAAGAAGAATTAGCTGAAGCTAAATCAATGATGCCTCCTGAAATATATGAGTCAGAATATGAATGTAGTTTTGAGAGTTCAGCAATAGGTGCAATCTATTCGCAAGGACTAAATAAAGCAGATGATGATGATAGAGTAACTTCTATACCTTATGATGAAACTTTAAAGGTATCTACCTTTTGGGATTTAGGTATGGCTGATAAAACCGCTATATGGTTCTGTCAACAAAAAGGAACTGCTATACACTTAATAGATTACTTTGAAGATAGTGGTGAATCACTAGAATATTATGCCAGAGTTCTTGACGATAAGGGGTATGTATATGATACACATTACTTACCGCATGATGCTAATGTCCGAGAGATAGGAACTGGTAAGTCAAGAGTAGAAATTGCACAAAGTTTAGGACTCAGCACAAGCATTGTACCCAAGATGCCTGTAGATGACGGAATTAATGCAGTTAGAATGACACTATCAAGGTGTTGGTTTGACTTTGAGAACACTAAAGAAGGTTTAGATGCCCTAAGACAGTACAAATGGGCAGTAGATGATAAAGGAATTACAAAAAATAGACCACAACATGACTGGACTTCGCATAGTGCAGACGCATTTAGATACCTTTGCACAGGATTACAAGAAACGAAAGACTGGTCAACGGAAATTAAGTACCCAAAATTAGGAATAGTATAAATGAAATTAACAAAAGACAGACTTAAAGCTTTAATAGGGCAAGAGATTACAAACTCTCTTGGTTTCTATGGCGGAGAACTTTCTAGCCAACGAAAAAATGCCCTCAAGTTTTACTTAGGAGAGCCATTAGGCAACGAAGTCGAAGGACAATCCCAAGTAAGATCGCAAGATGTCTTAGAAGTCGTAGAGAGTATCTTACCTTCTATGATGAGAGTGTTTACACAGGGCGAAAGCATAGTCAGATTTGAACCACAAGGGCCTGAAGATGTGCAATATGCAGATCAATCAAGTGATTACATCAATCATGTATTTATGAAAGATAATAATGGCTACTCAATCCTTCATACAATGTTTAAAGATGCTTTAATTAGCAAAAATGGCTTTGTAAAATATTACTGGAAAAAATCTAAAGAGCAAAAACAAGAATCTTATGAAAATTTAACAGGTGCAGAGTATCAATCTTTAATTGCTGATCCTGAAGTCGAAGTTATAGAGGTAGAAGATACTGCTACTGAACTTGATTACGATAACATGGATCAAATGGAAGAAACTTTTAATGTCAAAGTTAAAAGAGTTAAAGATTATGGAAAAATCTGCGTGGAGAATGTTCCACCAGAGTCTATGCTCATTAGTAAAAATGCAACAAGTATAGAAGATTCTAATTTTATTGGTCAAAGAGTTTTTAAAACTAGATCAGAACTTATTGATATGGGTTTTGATAAAAAATTAGTCAATGAATTAGGTTCTGCTGATGAAGATATTTATAATACAGAGGCAGTTACAAGAAGATCATTTGACGATCAAACAACACCCCAAGATTTTCAAAATATTGATCCATTATTAACAGTTGTAGCAGTTACAGACTGCTATATGAAATGTGATTTTGACAATGATGGTATCGCAGAATTAAGACACATAGTTGTAGGGGGTTCTAGTCAAAATGTTTATAATATATTAGAGAACGAACCGATTGAAGAAATCCCTTTTGCTATGGTTACAGCAATTCCAATGCCACACAGGTTTTTTGGTTTATCTATTTACGATTTAATTGGTGATGTGCAAGAAATTAAAACTACACTTCTTAGACAAACGCTTAACAACGCATATTTACAAAACAATGCTAGAACTGTTGTTGTAGATGGACAAGCAAACATTGATGACATTTTAAACTCAAGAGCAGGAGGTATTGTAAGAGTAAAATCTCCTGGTGCAGTAACTCCTCTCCAAGCACCAAACTTTATGCAAGAAGGTCTTGCTATGATTAGTAAGGTAGATGAGATTAGAGAAGCTAGATCAGGTGTATCAAAAGTTCAAATGGGTTTAGACTCAGATACTATTAATAAATCTCACACAACAGCTACAAGTTCAAATATTATGATGAATGCTTCTACTCAAAGAATAGAATTGTATGCAAGAAACTTTAGTGAAGGCATTAAAAGAATGTTTCAAGGTATCTTAACTCAAGTTTGTAAGTATCAAGATCAAGAACGTATTATCCAATTAAGAGGAAAGTTTATTCCTATGAACCCTAGAGAATGGGTAAACAGATATAACGCTACAGTACAAGTTGGTATTGGTGCAGGTTCACAAGATCAAAAATTAGAAGTTTTAAGTAGAGTTCTTTCAGTCCAAGAAAAATTAATTGGTGCAGGTGGTATGGGTATTGTTGATCCTCAAAAGATTTATAACACCTTAGAGAAGTATTTAGAAAATGCAGGTTACAAAGATGCAAGTCAGTTCTTTAATAATCCTGCTAATATGAAACAACCACAACAACCTAAACCTGAAAAACCTGATCCAACATTACAATTAGCACAAGCAGATTTACAAAGACAACAAATGAAAGATCAAGCAGAAATACAACTGAAACAAAAAAAATTACAACTTGACGAACAAAAATTAGCATCACAGTTATTAAAAGAAGATGATGCTACAGAAATACAAAAAGAAAAACTAGCAACACAAATATTACAACAAGGAATGAGAAAAAATGGTTAGCCCAAACAGCCCTACAAACTCACAGTCTATTATAGATAAATTTTTAACAGGTGGATTTCAAACAACAGATTCTACTAATCCTTACTTAGTACCAGTAGATCCTTATGTTCCTCCTTCGGCTGATCCTGAAGATCCTGTTCCTGATTGTAGTGTATTATTTCCTAACGAAAACAGAGTGTATGATCCTATACAAAAAGCCTGTGTGTTAGTAGAAGAAGAAGCTATAGGTGATGATAGTGATGATAAAAGCCCTCAAGAAGATCCTAATCAAGCATTATTAAGAAAAATGCGTAATGATCCTAATACAGGATTTGGTGCATCAAATATTTTAGATGATTATATTACTCAAGGAATGGGTGATGGTACATTTTTAAAATTTGATCCTAATGTAGGAAGATTAGGTGCTGGTTCAATTAGCCCTTTTATGAATTTTGGAGGTGGTTTGTTAGATGCAATATTGATGCAACCACAACTTAGAGAAAATAAATATAATGATGCGTTAAAATTTATGCAAGAAAATGCTTATGGACAATCAGTAGGTAATGATTTGTTTAACATTTTTACACCTCAACAATATTACAGAAATGTATCAGGTAATCCGTTATCTCCTAAAGTGCCAATAACCCCTCAAGGTCAAAACTTAACTGTAGGACAAGCTGTTGAAGCGGCTGTAAATAATGATTATTCAAATGTTTCAAGTGGAGGTTCTCCAATAGCAGAAGATTTATCAGGTGGTTTGTTATACACCTCTCCTTTAACTTCAGTAGATTCTAGTGGTAATAGGTCAAGAAACAATGATGCTTACAAAGCGGCAATAGCTAGAAACATAGAACGAAATAAAAAGAATGAAAGTTTTAATGGTACAAGTGGATTTTCTATGAACGTAGGTGGAACTGGTAAAGCAGGATTTTATCGTGGAAGATAAAGAAATTAAAAGAAGCGACCAAGCTAAAAGAATATTACAAGATGAAATATTTATAGAAGCAGTACAAAAGATTCGATCCGATTTAAACTTAGAATGGTTAAATAGCGATCTAAAAAATTCAGAACAGAGAGAAAACATTTTCGTTATGAGGAGAATGTTAGAACTTGTTGTGATACAACTACAATCAGTCATGGAGACTGGTAAAATCATAAAAAAATAGGAGTAATTAATGGCAGAACAACCAGTAATGGAATCTGCAACAGAGACTCAAACTGAGTCTGTTGCACCAATGCCCAGTTCTCGTAGTGTGAACGAGACCGCAGAACACTTGAATAACTTACTTAATACGGAAGCCTCTAAGACTCAAGAAACTGCAAGTGAAGAATTAACAGAAGAAGTAAGCACCCCTGAAACGGATATTGACGAAACTTTTGAAGATGATGAACTAATAAATCAAGTTGAAGCTGAAGAAACAACTGATAGTAATCAGGAACTTTATGCTATTACTGTTAATGGACAGGAAGTAGAAGTTACCCTTGATGAACTTAGAAAAGGTTATTCTCGACAACAAGATTATACTCAGAAAACCGAAAAGCTATCGCAAGATAGACGTAATGTAGATGAATTAAAAAATGAATTTACAAGGCAATCTGAGGAGGCAAAAATCAAACGAGACCAATATGAAAAACAACTTCAAATATTGTCAGAACAAATAAAAGCTAGTGAATCAAAAGTTGACTTAGATAAACTCTATGAAGAAGATCCTGCTGAATATGTGAAAGCAAAAGCAGAACAGGATAGACGCAAAGAGGCTATTGAGTTAGCTAGTAAAGAGCAAGAAAAGATCCAAGCTGAAAAACAAGATGAGTATAATAAAACTTATGCTAACTATCTTGCACAGCAAAGAGAACTTCTTTCTCAAAAATTACCTATTTATGCTGATAAAGAAAAAGGTGCAGAGTTTGTAAAAAATTTAACTAACTTTGCAAGAGATTCTTTAGGTTATTCCGATCAGGAAATAGCACAGCTTGTAGATCACAGAGCGGTACTTATGTTAGCTAATGCCTATCGTTACGATAGATTAAAAAAAGCTAATCTTAAAAATAAAAAAGTAACCAAAGTATCTAAGGTAGTAAGTTCTTCTAGCCCTAAAGTTCAAGACGATAGTGATGTTATGAAACGTATGAAGTCTAAAAAGGCAACTCTCAAAAAAACAGGAAAAGTAAATGATGCTGTTTCTGTTTTGCAAGAGATGTTTTCTCAATAACATATAGAAAGGACTAATTAGATGGCACAACCAACTAATACATTTGACACCTATGATGGTGCAAACTCTATAAGAGAAGATTTAGCTGATGTAATCTACGCAATTTCACCAACTGAAACTCCTTTTATGAGTAATGCCGCTAAAGGCACAGCAACAAGTACACTTCACGAATGGCAAACTGATGCTTTAAAAGCAGTAGGAGTAAATGCACAAATCGAAGGTGATAACTATGATGGTGAGGCAAGAGCCGCAACCACAAAACTTAACAACAGAACGCAAATATCTAGCAAAGCAGTAACAATTTCTGGTACTGATGATGCAGTAAACAATGCAGGTATGGGTACGCAAATGGCATATCAACTTGCAAAGATGGGTAAAGAAATCAAGCGAGACATGGAACACGCTATGGTTGGTTTATCAACTGCAAAAGTAACAGGTAATGCTTCAACAGCTAGAAAAGCGGCTTCTGTGGACACATGGTATGGAGGTAATCTTCCTGATGGTGGTTCAACTGCGGCTGGTAACTTCTTAGAAGTATCACTTACAACTGATCCTACAGGTGATGGTGCGGCGGCTCCTGCTGGAAACGGAACAACAAGAACATACTCAGAGGCATTATTAAAAAGTGCTTTAGCAGTATGTTTTGATAATGGTGGAGAGCCTGATACAGTTCTTATGACTGCGGCTCACAAGCAATTAGCTTCTGCATTTAATGGCGTGGCTTCAAAATATAAGGACGCCACAGATAGAGTATCTATTGGTACAACTGATATTTACGTTTCTGATTTTGGAGAAGTAGCTTTCGTTCCTGATAGATTGCAAAAAGCATCATTAGTAAACGTACTACAAATGGATATGTGGTCTATTGACTTCCTAAGACCATTCCAAACTACTGATCTTGCAAAGACTGGTGACTCCGATAAGAAGTTACTACTTGCTGAATGGACTTTAACTTGTAAAGCTCCAAACGCATCATGTGGAATATTTAACTTAGCTTAATATTTATTAAGTCAAAGGCATAGGGGAGTTTTAATACTCCCCTATTTTATTAACAAAGGAGTAAAAATGGGAATATTTAAAAAAACTAAATACTCATCACCATTAAGTAAAATGGTTGAGAATGCAAAAAAATCAGAACCTATGATTTCAAAAGGTAGTAACAACAAACAATCTAAAATGACTTCAGCAGGTGATAGAAAATACGATCCAATGTTAAGTTTTTCAGGTAATCAAGGATTAGCTGTTAAAGGAACAATAGATCAAATGATTGCAAAGGCAATAAAGTAATATGGCTACAAAATTCTCTCTTAATGAACCTAATGACGGATCAGTTGTAAAGACTAATCTTATTGTTGATGAAGCAGAGAATAAAATTCATATCGAAAACTATCAAGATCAAGCATCTATAAAAGAAATTTTAGACGCAAACAAGGTTGCACAAAACGAAGGTGCATATAAGTCAAAAGCTATGCAAAACGAAAAAGGTTATCGTGTAGCTAGACTTCCAAACATTGTAGTTCATCAATTAGCAAAAAAAGGCATATTAAATTACAATGGTAAAGTGTTAGACAAAACTAGATTTTTTAGATGGTTAAACGATTCTGATAACAGACATTTTAGAATTTATACAGGTAATTTATAATGGCAATAACTACATACTCTAATCTTAAAACAACAATAGCATCTTATTTAAACAGAGAAGATTTAACTGCTTATTTAGGAGACTTTATTACTCTTGCTGAAAGTAGATTAAATAGAGAATTACGAGTTAGAGAAATGGTAGAAATAAATACATCAACTAATACAGTTGCAGGTACACAAAGTTATGATTTACCAACTGGATATTTAGAAGCTTTAACTGTTATTTATCAGAGTAATCCATTTACTACATTAAGGTTTATGGCAAACTCAGATTTTTATAACAATTATAATTCTTCACAATCTTCAGGAACACCAACATATTTTACTATAGTTGGAACAAAAATTTTATTAGGTATGCAACCTGATTCTGCACAAACATTACAAATAAATCATTATAAAAAAGTTAGTGCATTATCTGATAGTAATGCAACAAATGACATTCTTACAAACTATCCTGAATTATATTTATATGGAGCATTAGCTGAGAGTTCACCTTTCTTAATGCAAGATGAAAGATTACAAATATGGGCAGGATTATACAAAGAGGCATTAAAAAATGCTAATGAATCATCATCTAAAGGATCTACTACTTCTTCACCATTACAAATGTCAACAACGCAGGTGGCATAGATGATTGAGTTTGGAGATTTACAAGCTGATCTACCTGCATATCAAAACTCAGGTGCATTAAAAGTAGATAATGTTGTGCCTTTAGCTAAAGGTTATAGAGCTTTAGCAGGATTTCAAAGTTTAACGACTTCACCTTTAACAAGAGAAGGTTCTTCTGCTCCTTTAGATGCAGTTGGATTATTTTCAGCTTTTCTAAGTGATGGTGTTACGAACTATTGTGGTAATGCTACTAGATTATTCCAAATGAATAGTAGTGGTGATTTTGTAAACAAATCCAAATCAGGTGGTTATAGTAACTCTACAACTTCTAATGCTAGAGACTTTTGGGCGTTTACACAATTTGGTACAAACATTATTGCAACTAATGGTGCTGATAACATACAAAAATTTAATCAAGGTACAGATAGTTTATTTTCTGATCTTGTTGCAATCAAAGCTAAATACATAGCTATTATTAGAGATTTTGTTGTTGCAGGATATACTACAGAGTCAGGTACAACTTATAACCAAAGAGTTAAATGGTCAGGACTCAATGACAGTTCTACTTGGACACCAAGCCAAGCAACACAGTCAGGCTTTCAAGATATAGTTGGAACGCATGGTAATATTCAAGCGATTGTTGGTGGTGAGTCTTTTGGAATTATATTCTTTGAAAAAGCTATTTACAGAATGGAATATCAAGGTACTCCATTAATATTTTCTTTTAATAAGATTGCAGATAATATTGGTGCTTTTGCTCCTAAGTCTGTTTGTTCTTATGGTAGTGATATCTTTTTTCTTGCACAAGATGGTTATTACAAACTATCAGGTGGTCAACAACTAACACCTATTGGTAATGGTAGAATAGATAACTTTTTCTTTGATGACTTATCTTCTAACTTAGATGGTATTTGTTCTGCAATAGATCCTAACAACTCGATAGCTGTATGGTCTTATCGTGGATCAGGTGCAACAGGTACAACGAATAACAAATTATTAATTTATAATTACTCAGTTAATAAATGGTCAACCGGTAGCGATCAAGACTTAGAATTTATAGCTGGTGCTTCTCAAGAAGCCTTCAACACACTAGAGAGTTTAGATGTGTTAGGTAATTTAGATAACTTACCTCGATCACTTGACTCATACTATTATGGAGAAGGTATTGTTGGTTTAGCTGGTTTTAATTCTTCTCACTTGTTTGGAAAGTTTATAGCAACAAGTTTATCAGCTACAGTTGATACAACAGAGTTTGAAGGTGCAGAAGGTAAAAGATCAACACTTATAAATTGTAGGCCTATTGTTGATGGTACTGAAAATACAACCATAACAGTAACTCCTATTACTAGAAGTTCACAACTCAATGATGTAACTGTAGGAACTGCTGTTGCAAACAATACAGATGGTTCAGTTCCATTAAGATCAACAAGTAGATACCATAGAGTGCGTGTGAGTGTGAATGGTAATTTTAAAACTATGTCAGGAGTAGAAATAGAAGCTAGACCTGAAGGCAAAAGGTAATGGCAGATAATTCATTTCCTACAGTTCCTTTATCTATCTCTGATACAGCACAACATCTACGATTAGTTTCAGCTTCATTAAACAATACGATTAATGGAAAATTAAATAGCACAGGCACAATTACACTAAGAGCAAGTCAAACAACAACAACTCTTACAGACGCAAGACTTGGTGGTAATTCAGTTATTCTATTTATGCCTATAACTGCAAATGGCAGAACAGGACTAAATGGACTTCATGTGTCAGCAAGAGCATCAGGGAGTGCAACATTAACTCATGCAAGTTCAGGCAACGCAGACCAAAACCTCGCTTACACCATTATTGGATAATGTAATAACGAGAGTACCAAGTGAAGATTTATTATATATCTGGGATCAAGTAGCACCACTACTAGAAAAAGCCTTAGACGAAACATACAGTATTAAAGATATTCTCTATGGATTAGCTAATGATCGAATGCAACTATTTATTAGTTGGAATAATAACAAAGTTGAAAGTGCTGTTGTTACAGAAATAGCAAAATATCCTCAGTCTAAAGTTCTTAGATACTTTTTAGCTGGAGGCACAAACCTTAATAATTGGTTAGAAAGAATACAAGAAACTATAGAAAAGTTTGCAAAGAAACAAAAATGTACTCACCTAGAAGTTGCAGGTCGCAAAGGATGGGTAAGAAAATTAAAAGGATTTAAAATGAAAGCAATAATATTAACTAAGGAGATTAAGTAATGTCAAAAGGTAGTAACCCCTCTAGTGTAACAACAACTACATCCACAGAGCCATCAGAATTTATAAAACCCTATTACACACAAGCTATAAATTCAGCACAAGAATTATACGAAAATCCTAATGCTCCATCTTTCTTTCCAAATAATACTTATGTTGATTTTGCACCAGAAACAAATACTGCTCTCCAATTAGCTAGTCAAAGAGCTATTCAAGGCAATCCATTATTAGGTTCTTCACAACAAGAAATAAATAAAATTTTATCTGGTGATTATTTAGATCCTACTACAAATCCATATTCACAAGCCTTATTTAATCAAATGGCAGGAGATGTAACTTCACAAGTAAATTCTCAGTTTACAAATGCCGGGAGATTTGGAAGTGGAGCTAATCAGGAAATTTTAGCAAGATCATTAGGTGAACTAGGTAATAAAGTTTATGGAGATCAGTATAATCAAGAAAGAGCTAATATGGTTAATGCTACACAGATTGCTCCTCAACTCGGTGAAATGGATTACAACGATATAGGTAAACTCCAACAGATTGGTCAAGAAAAAGAAAGTTTAGAAATGGCAAAATTACAAGATGCTATTGCTAGATATGACTATGACCAAACACAACCTTATCAAAAACTTAATCAGTATCTTGGTTCATTAGGTGCTGCTGTACCTTCAAACACTTTAAGTACACAACCAGTCTTTAGAAACACAGGAGCAGGACTTTTAAGTGGTGCTATGTCTGGTGCTGAAATTGCTGGAATGATACCTGGAATCGGTGGTGGCATGGGTGCTGGTATAGGTGGACTACTTGGAGGATTTTTCTAGTGGTTAATATTAATGATATTTTTATGAAGAATGGTATTCCTGTGCAAAGCACAAAACAAAATCCAAACTTAATCAATCCTTATTCAGCTTTAAGTCAGAACAATAATAGATTTACAGCACTACCAGCTAAAGAAGGTGGTTACACTTACGCAAAGCCTGTTGTAAAAGTAGGTGGTAAAAGTTTTGGTATTTCAGATGCACAAAAACAACAATCACAAATGCTTGGTAATGGACAAGCTCCAACACCTAGTACACCAACTAATGCTACACCAAACTCACTAGGCCAAAACTTATTAAACTTTGCAACAAGTGGTAGAGGTAAGGCTTTTGGAGAAGGAGTTGGTAAACTTGCTGGTTACTCAACAATGCCTATATCTACAGGTCAAGTTCTTGCTTCAGGCTTAAAGTCTATGAACACTTATGATGCCAACCAAGCAACAGCACAAACACAAAAAGAACAATTTGAAAAAGAATATAATTTAAAAGTACAAAAAATGCTTTTAGATGCAAATAGTCCTACTGATTTAATGCAGAATTTAATGTCTATGGGTATTGATCCAAAATCAGCAGAAGGTCAAAAAATAATGACTAATTATTTAACAAAATCTGGTCTTACAGTTAATACTGGCTCAGCAAAAGAAGGTACTAAAAATTATTTTAAAGAAAAAGGTGGTGCTTTTGCTAAAAACTCAAACATAATTGAAACTACAGCTATTTCTGCTGATGAAGATAATCAACTTTTAAATAGGTTTGAACAATTAGCACAAAATGTTGATACAGGAGCTTTAGCACCATTTAAACAAAGTCTACAAGGATTTGCTCAAGCATTAGGTATTAGCGATGATTTAACAAATCTTGGTGCTTTAGAGGCTTTAAACTCTGTTTCTGGTAGATTTGTTATGCAACAAGTTCAAAAGACTAAAGGTGCTGTTTCTGATAGAGAAATGGCTTACTTCTTTAAAATCTCTGCCAACATTGGTAATTCTGGATTAGGTAATCAATTAATTATAAATATGGCAAGATCAATAAACGATAGAGCTATTGCAGAAAATAACTTGTTACAAAATTTCTTAGAAGAACAATATAAAATAAATCCAAATCAAGAAAATTATGAACTAGATCAAAAATTTAAAAAAGTTAAAGAACAATTTAGAAAAGATAATCAGTTATTTACAGGTGATATAGAAGAAGAAATTAAACAGTATTATAAAGATAATGGATTGACTTATACAGGTGGCGTTTCAGATATGAATAAAGGTGATATTAGAAGAACCAATAGTTTATCTGATTTCCAAAATAAATATCCAAATGCAAAATATAAGGGTGAAACTGAAAATGGAAAATCACAATTTCAAGTTGATGTAGATGGTGATTTGCAAACTTTTGAGATATAAAAAATGGTAGATTTTGTTCCAGTTGAAAATCCATCTCCACTTGTAAATGGTAATAATTCTAGCGACACAAGTAATTTTAGTGCTGTAAAAAATCCATCTAAATTAAAGTTTGATAAAATTATGGAAGCAACAGCAGATACTGTTGGAGATGCTAATAGATTAGTAACTACTGGAGTTTCGTCTGCTATAGCCACCTTACCTTCTTTACCTGAATCACTTCTTAATTTAGGTAGTTTAGGTTTTAATTATGGTGGAAAAAAACTTGGTCTTATACCAGAAGATAAAAAAGCTAAGTATTTTGACATTCCATTTTTACCATCTTTTGATGAAGCACAAACAGCAGTATCAACACCATCTGGACAAATAAATTATTTAGAGGGTTTATTATCACAAGGTAAAAGAAATGAAATATTAGGTGGTTTGCTTGATATGAAGTTAATACCTGGAACTCCATCTTTCAAAAAAGCATATTTAACACAATTAGAAATTGCCAATGGACAAAAACCATCTTTAGAAATGCAAACAGGTCTTGGTAAGTTTTTAAAAACACCAACAGAATATTTTGGCATGGGTAGGGTTTTTGGAAAAACATCAGGTAAAATAAGTGGTTTTGCTGGAACTATAGAATCAGGTTTAAAATTAGCTAATGTAGACGATCAAACAGCTATGATTTCAGGATTAGGTACTGATCTTGTTTTAAGTGTAATTGCTGGTGTAAGAAATCCATCCTATGCTTCAAGACTTCAAAGCAAAGTTAAAGATTCTATTAATAATGGTAAATTAAACGAAGCAAAAGACATATTAAAGTTTGCTAAACAATACAATATTCCTATGCTTGGTATTGAAGCATTAGCACAAGCAACCAAAGATAATGATCTTATCTCTTTAGCTAAAATAACTGCTATGACTAAAGAAGGATCACCATATTTTAAAGGTCTCAATGGTAGAGAACTTAAACTCAATGATAGTGCTAACAAATTTTTAACAGACTTTTTTGGAACAGAAAATATTAGATATTTAGATGTATCTCAAAAAATGGTTGATACATTAAATAAAAGAATAACTAATTTAAAACAAAACATTAATAAAGTTGCAAGAAAAAATGGATATAAAAAGTTTGATGAATTTACATTTGGACAAGAAGTCACAAACCAAGTAGCTAATACATTAGCTGAAATGGCAACATCAACAAATTTAACAAAATCAAAATCACGACAATTTCTAAAATATTCAAAAGAAATAAAAGGTGGTAACCAAAAAGCACTACAAAGTTTAAGTCAAGAACTTGGCTTTGATATTAAAAAAGCAAAAAAAGCTGATGATGGTACCTTAGTTGGATATTTAACAGAAATTAAAGGAGTTGTTGATACATCACTAAAACAAATTGATGGTTATTCACAAGGAGCAACAACATATAAAAATTTAAGAAGAAAAATACTCGATCCTCTAGAAGAAGCAGTTACAGCTAATGATACTATTAAGTTAAATAGAGAAGCTACAATGGGTTTACTAGAAAGTGTTTTATTAGGTA